CAGGAGTTGCCTATATCGACCGTTTTGAAAACGAGAATGTTCACGCAGTACAATTTCAATTAGCCGTTGGAACGGGCCGTTACTGTGTTGCAGAAGAAGTTTATCAGGGCGCTAGTTTAGCTACAGCTACGGCAAAAGCTAAGGCGATTTGGTATGATAGAGATAACAAAATTCTTAAAGTGAAAGATGTGATTGGGTTTTTTGATAATACACTCCCAATCAAAGGTAATACTTCTGGTGTAGAATATACTATCGCCCAGTTTGATGAAAAAGAATTGCCAAATTCGCCAATAGCCGATAATAAGAAAATCAAAACTGAATCTGCTGCTATTATTGATTGGAGTGAAAAAAATCCATTTGGCGAACCGGTCTAGGGGAAAATTATGACGCTAGGACACGAAATATTCAAACATCACACAATTCGCAAAATGGTGACAGCATTTGGCTCACTATTTCAAGATGTTTATATAGAACGCTCCAAAACTCAGACAACCGATGAAGTGGAGAAACATATATTAGTTCCATTGTCATATGCCCCCAAACAAAAATGGATGCATCGTATCTTACAAAATCCGGTACTAGAAGCAGGTAATCTTGCTATAGTTATTCCTCGCATGTCTTTTATGCTTGACTCAATGACGTATGATCCAGATCGTAAATTGCAATCGACTGTCTACAACGAAAAAGTACTTTCAAATGTATCTAAAGGAAAGCAATATGTTCCCGTTCCTTATGATTACAATTTTTCTTTTTATATCTTAACAGAATATTATGATGATGGTACACAAATTTTAGAACAAATAATTCCATTTTTTACTCCCGAATATACTGTCACTGTTAATACGATTCCAGATCTCGGTATTGCGCACGATGTTCCCGTAATATTAAATTCCACAACAATTGATGATAATTTCGAAACAGGGTTTGAAGATAAAAGATTGATTGTCTGGACTCTCAATTTTGTTATGAAAGGTTGGGTCTATGGACCGGTCAAAGAGCAGGGTGTTATTAAACGAGTTTTTGAAAACTTGCGGGTGCCACAAGGTGGTACACAGCCGTGTATTACAGATGAACAAGTGGCAAACACTCCCGTTAATGTTGAAATCAAAACAGAAGTTGATCCATTTACGGCTGGGCCAGACGATGATTATGATATAAAGGTTACTATTACTGATAAATAAATTATTAAAGGTTTATTATGTCTGAAAAGATTAATGAGTTTGAACTGAAAGATGAATTGAGTGAGATTTTTGACCCACCACCTGAGACTATTCTTATATCTGAAAAAACTTCTGGTCGGTGCCCGGCAGCTGTGCAAAGTTCACAAGTTCAGATCGCCACAACAAAAGAAAAAACTAGCGAACAGCTCGCTGAAGACGATTTTAATTATGTTCGGCAAAATTTACACGATGTAATTGATACTGGAAAAAGAGCACTTGAAAATCTAGCACAAATGGCTGAAGATTCTGCAACGCCCAGATGTCACGAAATTGTTGGCGAATTGATGAAGAATATTGCAGATAGTACCCGTGAACTATTTGAATTGCATCAAAAAATGAAAAATCTTAAAAAAGAAAGTGCACCAAGCAATCAATCGGCTAATGTATCGGGTGATATGAATGTAACAAACAATAACTTAATGTTAACAACTTCAGAATTATTGAAATTTATCAAAGATAATAACTCTGTAAAATAATTAGAGTTTTGCTATTATAAATATTTGTAATGACATCGTTTTTTAAATCAACATATTTAGCAAATCCTCGGTTAAAAAAAGCCGGGGTGAAGCTTGATTTTACAGCTGAACAAATACAAGAAATTCTTAAATGTTCAAACGATCCTATATATTTCATTAATCATTATCTAAAAATTGTCAATCTTGATGCTGGATTGATACAGTGCCAATTACGACCATATCAAGAAAAAATGATTCGTAATTTCAATGACAATAGATTCTCAATTATGCTATGTCCAAGACAGATTGGAAAAACTATTAGTTATGTTGGTTATGTGTTGTGGATGGCAATATTCAGAGATAGTCAAAACATCGTAGTGCTTGCTAATAAACTAAAAACGGCAAAAGATATTTTATATAAAATAAAATTGGCATATGAAAATCTTCCTAAGTGGATTCAACAAGGCGTCGTTGAATGGAACAAATCATCAATCGAATTAGAAAATGGATCTAAGATTTCCTCCGATTCAACATCTGGATCGACAGGAAGATCTGGAAGTATCAATTGCTTAGTACTCGATGAATTCGCACACGTCCACAATAATGTAGCTGATGATTTTATGAAATCTGTTTATCCGACAATTACAGCGGGCACCACAACAAAAATTATTATTGTATCGACGCCGAAGGGTGTTAATTTATTTTATAAAATATGGACCGAATCTGAGAAAAAACAAAATAGATATGTACCCTTTACTATGCATTGGAGTGAGGTTCCGGGAAGAGATGATAAATGGCGCGATGAAACGATTCGTAATATCGGTGCCGAAGCATTCGATCAAGAATATGGCTGCTCATTTTTCGGTTCGGTTAGCAATACTTTAATTGCAAGTTCAAAGCTTAAAAATTTAGTTTTCCAACAGCCGACATATTCACAGGAATGTTTAGACGTTTACGAAAAAGCACAACCAAAACACACCTATGTGGCATGTGTTGATGTGGCTCGCGGAGATGCTAACGATTTTTCTGTTATGTCAATTATCGATGTGACACAACTGCCATTTAAATTTGTAGCCAAATATCGGTCAAATAAGATTCCGCCTTTAGTTTTTCCAAACATTATTGCTGAAATCGGTAAAAAATATAATAATGCATGGTTGTTAGTTGAAACAAATGATGCAGGTTCACAGGTAGCCGATGCACTTAAATATGAACTAGAATATGAAAATCTAATATATACAGTTAAAAACACTCGGCTTTCAACACAGGAAATGACATTTTCTCAAGGTAAAATTGGCGTGATGACGACCAAAAAAACTAAGAATATTGGGTGTGTAAATCTTAAAACTCTAATCGAAAACGACCAGTTAATAGTTACAGATTTTGATACTATTTCTGAAATGACAACTTTTGTATCAAAACTTGGTTCCTTTGCTGGAGATTCTGGTACGAACGATGACTTGGTGATGACTCTGGTTTTGTTTGGCTGGTTATCAAATCAGAAGAATTTCAAAGACTTAACGAATAGTAATATTAGAGAATCTTTGGCATCTAACGAACAAGAGGTATTTAAAAGCATTCCGTTTGTTATAGTGGACGATCATCAAAGCAACCTCAATCAGATGGAAGTGTTAGA